GCGTGTGCTCTTAAAGGGATCTCGCATTTAGGACAACAAGGTAAGTCATTCGGGTCTTTGGTCTGCCCAAACTTTTGATAGTCCTCCCAAACCTCGCTCATCGGGATTGAACCTCTCGGTGAACCATGATCACACCCATGATTGGGACAACGCACTGCGTTGGTTGTGCCATGTATCTCGATGACATTTTGTGAACCCGCCTTGTTATGAAGGTGATCCACATTCTGTGTGATGATGTCAAAGGTCTTGCCCTCAGACTCACACCACTCCCCAATCTCCGCTAGGGCTTTATGAGCGTCATTCGGTTNAAGTTCAAAGACACCTTTGAACTTTTCTAAATACCATTCCCATGCCTTCGCTGGGTTCTTATTGAAGTAGCGTTGTGTGCCTTTCTCAAGGACATCATTAGCCCACACAGCATCCTCTCCTGTTCTCCATGCTTGGATTCCCGATGCTGTGCTGATCCCTGCACCTGTGACAACAAGGATGTTGTCCGCTGATTTGATTGCGTTTAGCATGATAGTGTCATTTCCTTTACTGTGTAGCCCTTCTTGAGCTTTTGTGGTGCTTTTTTCTCGAAGTAAGCCCGATCTTTATTGATAGCTTGCCCCCAGTCGCCAATGCGACCATAACGGACGACCACATCTCCATTTGGGCGACCTGTGGCTTCCCAAAACTTGTAGTGACCATCCTTATGCTCCAGTCGGATTCTGAAGGTTGGGGATAGGTTGCATTGTGTTATAGCGTCAATAGCCATGTGTTCTCCTTTAGTGAGTGATTCGTAGTGTGAGTGCATCGAGCTTTGCGTTCTGCTCGGCTCGATATGACTCCATGAAAGTAACAAGCAGAGTGGGGTCGCTGAACAGCTTGCGAAGGTGTGACTCTGCGTCCTTCGTGTAGGTGAACTCACCCACAGGGATTTGTTGTGACCACGCTCCTCGGGCTCCGAGAAAGAGGTTTGCGGTACACCCAAAGATAGTCTGATGGATGACACCAAGCTCGGTGTCAGTGTCAGATCCTTTGGCGTAGAAGAACTTACAGCCGTTCTCAAAGTTATCGAAGGTGAGGGTGGTCTTGGTCTTGGTAGCCATGTCGTTCTCCGTTCGGGGAGTGTTGGTTGGTGAGGATTGTCCCCCTTACATTATGATATAAATAAGGGGTTACGATTCTAACTTTCCTTTACTTTGCAGGTGTTTATGGTTTTTGTGCGTGTAGCGTAACCCCTTGTTTATACCCTTACATGAGGATCGAACCTCGCCACCAACTCTTAATGGAGAACCACATGGTCAGCACACTATCTGCTTTTTTCATCACTATCATCGCCTCAGCTATCCACAGTGCGTGGGAAATGGCTGTCGCTTCCTTGTCTAAGGCTGAGGTTAAGTCAGCCTGTAAAAACAAGGTCTTCGGATCTTGTGCGTTGAGCAAGGTGATGAATGATAAAGAGTCTTTTATTAGCACCAATACCATCTGTAATAACATCGCCAACATCATGGGTAGTGGTGTTGTCGGTACGAACGCAGGTATGTGGCTTGGTAGCGAGTATGTTGGTTTGGTGATGGGTATCCTCACTTTCACTATCATCATCTGCTCAGAGATCATCCCTAAAGCGTATGGTACGAATAACCCTCTCTTTGTGGGTCGTGTCTTCGCTCCTATGATGGTTTTACTGTCATGGGTACTCACACCTATCAACTGGGTCATAGGAAAGCTCACAGCTCGTTTTAAGGGTGCAGAGCCTTCTGCTATCGTAGAGAAGATCTACGAGGGTACTTATAACCTTTCACTCACGACTGTTGAGCAGGTTGGTACTCCACGAGTCAACATGACCACTGTCCGAGCAGATGAGCGACTAGAGGACATCAAGCCCTCTCTCTTTGAGAGTCAGCACTCACGACTTGTCGTACTTGGTAAGAGCCGAGATGATGTAAAGGGTATCATGCTTCTCAAAGACGCTTTCCAAGCTCTTGCTAAGGACGAGAACCCTACTGTCGAAGAGCTTACAAGACCTGTCCTCAAGGTTGAATCGAACATCTCTTGTGAAGAGATGTTCAAACAGTTCACCACGAACAAGTCTCACCTCGCTGTCATGGTAGATGACTTTGGAGGAACAGATGGTGTCGTGAGTCTTGAGGACATCATGGAACTGATGACCCAAACCGAGATCACCGATGAAACAGACGAGCAAGTCTGTATGCGTGAGGTAGGGTAATCATATAATGAAGTTTATAATCACAATTTTCCTGTGGGTGCTAATCACACTCCCTTTAACCCTCTTACTTTACTCAATCTTTTAAGGAGACATTATGTCATTCCCTCTAACAAAAGAATCTATCAATAAAATCTCTGACTATGGAACAGCGAAAGCGTTCATATCGGCTTTTTCTACACCGAGCCTAATCACAACACCTTCTGGAATGAGTAACTTTGACTTTATCAAAGTATGGTTTACTTTCTTAGAAAATGCCCCAAAGTCTACTGGTTGGAGAGACATGAAAGAACTGTTTATGAAAATATACAACCACAAAGAACTGTTTATGGAAATATACAACCACAATGCAGATGCTATCGAGGAGGCACTTGGAAATGAATAAGCAACAAATCGCAGAGAGCCTATGTCGTATCAAGGCACTAAAAGACGCTCTCGATGCAGAGATCAAATCCTTGCGTCAGCATATCCCTGTAGGAGAAAAGATCGAGACACCTCTTGGTGATGTTCACCATGTGGATTCATCTCGCACATCATATGATGAAGCAGGTCTACTAGCCGAGCTTAACCGACAGGGCATCGACCCCACAACTATCGGTGAGGTTGTGGTCAAGGTAGACCGTAAAAAGTTCGCCAAAGCTATCACCAAAGGAGCAATCCCCTCAAACCTTATTGAGGACTACTCTGAGACTAAGCCTGTACCACAGCTTAAAATCAAGCCTAAGCTAGACGCTCAAAACTTAGGGCGGGATACTCAGAGCCGTGTTGCTTCTTTAACAGGAGGGGCGAACTATGACGAGAGGGTTCTCGAAAAAAACCTTCAAAGATAGTCCTTATAGGGCTGTAGGGTGTGTTGTGGATTAAAAAATTGGGTAAAAGCTCAACCTGTGTTTACAATTTAAATTAATGACCTTGAAAGGAGCTTGGTATGCTTGATATAGATGCCTTCATCATTGAACGCCTCAAGAAACAGCAAAGACAAAGAGAACTTGAGGATGAGAGTCGTAGGATTTGGTTGCCCATACCTCAACCAGAGCTAAAACCAAAAGAAGAGCAAAGAGAACCCAAGAGGGTCATTGAAATACAACTTTAGGAGTGATTGAGTGAAGCAACTAATTTTAGTCCGTGGTCTAAGTGGTTCGGGGAAAACAACACTGGCAGAGACAATATGTGGCGAAATTGAAGACCGATTCAAAGTGTCTGCTGACGAATTCTTTGTAGACGATAGTGGTGTTTACACATTCAACCATGAAGCACTTAAAGAAGCTCATGGTTGGTGTCAAAAAAAGTGTCTTGAAGCGATGGAAGACGGTTTTCAAGTCATCGTTGTCCATAACACATTAACTCGTAAATGGGAGTGTGATCCTTACATGGAAATGGCTACAAAGAATGACTACTTGGTACAGGTTATTAACCTGTACGATGGTGGTCTTTCTGATCGTCAACTGTATGAAAGAGGAACACATAATGTCCCCACTCATGTGATCCAAAGCCAACGCTTTAGGTGGGAAAATGATGTGTTTCGTGAAAAGCGTCAGAATAATTATAATCAACCTCATTACGAGAAGGGCAGGAATAATCAGCGTGGTTCTTTCCGTAGAAAAGACTCACGCTGGTAGGCAAATGTAACCCCTAATTTATATAATAATATAAGATTAGATGAAACTAAAAACTAAAAACAAGGGGGGACATTATGAATGACTTTCGGGTAGGGCATCAACTGTTAGTAGGAAAAACAACGCTGAAGAGCTTGGAGGTCATAGATGTGATCGAGAGGAATAAAGTCTTCAGCGTTGTTGACGAAGAAAAAAATATAAAAAATGTTCATGTTGATGACGCTTCTCTTTTCTCTTACTTTTCCAACAATATAACTCAACCTGAGACCCAAGACACAGAGGGTCGATTTACAGTCGAAGGTGATAAGGACAATAGTCATTATCCAAAATGGGATTGTGGTCAAAAGGTTGAGTTTGAGGTCGAGTTAAAAGGTGCTTCTCTAAAAGTTTTGGGGTACATAACTCGCAACTTTTGGTCTGGCTACTACCTTTTATCAGAGGTAGGTGTTTCAGTACCTAACAGGTATTGGAAAGTCGCCCACTCTAAGTGTACTAAAATTGGTTAATACCACTCATCACTCTTTAACATCTCTTCCACTTCTTCGGGAGACATTTCGGAGTTGATTATTCCATGTATAGTCATGGAAATAACGATTAAAATAAGTAAGGCTAACATATACTGTCCTTATAGTTTTTAATGGCACGATAGCAGTTTGAACGATTTTCGTATCCAAGCATTTTAGATATCTTCTTATAGGTATAACCCAGTTGTCGAAGATTGTAGGCTACTTGCCCTTTGTGGTGGGATTTGTTCGTAGATATTCCATTCATTTCAGAATATCTACGAATGTAATTTGTGACTGTCGATGGACAGACACCAAAGTATCGAGCGATGTCTCTTATGCTCATTGTGTTGTAGTATAAGTTAAAAGCCAGTTTATAGTCAGGTTTGAGTCTTGGGTAGATTAAACTATTAGCGTAAGCATATCTCTTGATGTAGTGTCGTATTGTGCTTTGCTTAACCCCAAAGTGTTCTTCAAGCTGAGGGTAGCTTATGCCTTGTATGTACATCTGATATGCTTCATAAGCCCAAGATTTCATTTTTTNATTACCTCAATACCTAACATCTTCCCATTTAGCTGAGACTGCATCTTCTGTAAAAATTGAATGTCCTCATCACTAAGCGTATCCTTTTGTCTCGAAAGATCGCTATGTGAGACTACACAAACACCCTCTCTAATACAGAGGTCTGTTGCTCTAGTGAGTACTTCAATCCAGACAAGAGTAGTCGTAAACTCCCCGCAATCTTTTTCTATGATGAAGTGAATATGAGGACAGCCTAATCGGGATTTTATCTCTAAAGCCCTATTGAGATCAGACACTAGATGCAAGATCATTACCCAAATAAAGTATCCCACCAACACGCACAATCCCACTTCTTTTGTGTGATGTGGTGGTGTCCGATTACGCCAGTAAAGTTTCTTGTAAGATAACCCTTATCCACCACCCCATGATAGAAATCTCCATCATAAGACTGACCTTCAGACCCACAAGGGAACTGATATGGAATGTCCAAAGCAGTACAGAGACTCTTAACTGCTTCCCGAACAGCTATAGCTACATTCGGATCTAAGGAGATAATACGCTTATCTCCACGACCAGTGTCATTGGTTGTCTCTTGTACATCATACCCTTTCTTTACATAGTGGTTCTTCCACTTCAAAGAAGGTTGCTGACAAATGTCGATACCCACCGAGTAAGAGTTAGCCCATCCTCCATGCCAACTCTTGTGGTTGAGGTCGAGATATTGATAAATGGTAGGATTGCCTTCTGGACTCAACCCAATCCCTGCGTGTGAACTGACTTCTCTATCGGGGCTAGAGAAGATCCTGTGGCAATGATGAGGGTCAAGACCCCCCCAATGCACAACTATGATCGTTGGTTTTCTACCCTTACGAGATGAAAAATGCCCAAATCTGTGGAGATCNAGTCCNCCTCTTTGGTCGAAGTTGACGATTTCTACTGTAGGGTCGATGTCCACACCAACCCTACGATCATTTACCGTCCAATATGCTTGACCGTCTTCAATACGATCAAACTTTTTTAACATCGCAGACCATGTTCCTCGACCCATTTTCCCATCGACTCCAGAGCCTGCTCCAAAGTTGTCTTCTTGGAACGCTTCGACAGCAAGTGCGAAATCTGTAGAATCGACAGACTTAGCTAAGTTAGGGTATGCTTCGATTGCCGACTGAGGGATATTATCCAACCAACCGACAGAGACACTTGCTTTCTTATTATATGAGCAAGCATTGGATCTAGTTTGTATAACTATGGAGGACATTGTTCACCTTTCTATTGTGAGTTTCTTTCATGTCGTTATCTTTATTTATACCTACAATAAATGAACTATCATCACTTTTAGTTTTAAGCCATGCGAGTAATGGGGGTACTGTTCTACTCTCTCGCAACAATAAGATATGGAATAATCTATCTGCAAAGTCGATTATCAATGCTTACCACCCAGAACTACACGCTAGAATCATTCAAACTTCATTGTTAGAGTTATGTAAGTCGGGAGATGGGTGTAAACTCGGTGCGTTTATCACTATTTCTCTACTAAGATCTTTTCATCGCCATTACGGTGAAGTCCACCCTAAGATTACGGATCAAGTTAAGAAGGCAGTTAATCTCGCTGTAAATGCCGTACCTAGATACGAATCCAACCAAGATATATTAAAAGAAATCGGACTCCAGAGTGAGCTTGATGGGGAATCCATAGATAAGATCTCCGAAGCTATTTATCTCGCAGGCTCTTTATCTTCTCATGTCTCTCTTGAGAAATGGGAAGGGAATGGTTGTGAAGTTGTTGAAACCGAATCTTTCCATGCTTCACTAAGAGTACACCATGATAATGAAGCATATCTCAATGGCCCAATGTTCGCTTTATTTAGTCGGCCAGTTTTTGAAGTGGATCACATACTAAATGCGATGGAACTCATGGGGTCATTTGAAGGTAGACCACTAGTCATTATAGCCCCTATGGTAGGTGGTAAAGCCCTACAAGCAATCAAGATGAACAACCATAAAGGAACACTTGAAGTATATGCGTGTGATGCACCGAGAGTGATTTGGGGCAAGGGTTGGTTAGATGACTTTGCTTCGTTTACTGGAGCTACTGTTGTTGATCAGAAGTATGAAAAGTTTGTACCTGAGTTCTATGGTTCAGCTATTAACTCCGTCCTTAACTACACAGAAATGATTACAGACCCTTATGATGACCATGTAGATAAAACAGCAGACCGAGTAGATGAACTCCTTAGAGAAGCTGAAAGTTCACCTCACCCTCACACACAAGATCAGTTGAGAAAAAGAGCCAACGCCCTTAATGGTACGCTCGTTCGCTTGAGAGTTGGTGGTCCTACCGAAGCTGAGGCAAGATGGCGTAGAGGATTAGCCGAAAAAGCCTTGATTTCTATGATGGATGCTAAAGTAAATGGGTATGTCAAAGGAGCAATCCCTACCCTCTATAACATAACCACAGGAAACCCATATCTTGATCGAGCATTGAAAGCACCTTTTAAAGTCGTATGTCATAACTTAGGTAAGGCTGAGAATGACTCTAGCGTATGGGATATAAAAGAACTCTATGAGCCTTTCCCTGTTGGTAGATTGATTGAGTTATTAGACAAATCCATATCAATAGCCACAACTTTAGGTTCTGTGGGTTATATAGTCAGGAGCAAAAAATGAAATGGTATTACTTTTCCCGAAGTGAGGATACTTTGACTTTAGTTCCAAGAAATAAAATGGGTGTAAGACCCAATGACGCACAAAAAGGAGATGAGTACACTCCTTGGTATAAGAAGTCTGAACACCATGATGATTCTCATGTTCATGTAAAAGGGATAAATGAACAGGATGCTGAAAGAAGAGCAAAAGAGAGGATCAAAAAATGATTGAAATAAAGATAGGTGATTGCACCCAAAGACTTAAAGACCTAGAAGATAACTCTGTTGATGCTGTTATCTGCGATCCTCCTTATGGACTAAAGTTTATGTCAAAAGGTTGGGATGACATAGGAAACGGAAGTCAGCAAAGGGAATGGCATAGAAAGTGGCTTACAGAAGTTCATCGAATCTTAAAACCAAATGGAGTCCTTAAGGCTTTCAGTGGTTCAAGGACTTTCCATCACTTAATAGCGATGATGGAAGAAATAGGTTTCTCAGATTTGAGTGTTGAAGCCTGGAGTTACGGAAGTGGATTCCCGAAATCTCATAATGTGAGTAAATCCATAGATAAACACTTAGGTGTAGTGCGAGAGGAGGTGGGTGTTGTTAAAGGAATGGGCAAACAGAACCCTGAGTGGAATGGTACTGCACAGGGTAGATCTGAAAACTATTTCAAGCCAGAGTATATTCTGACAGCCCCTACATCCCAACTTGCAAAGCAGTATGAGGGATGGGGTACGGCTCTTAAACCCGCATGGGAAAGTATATGTATTGGGGTTAAAAAATGATCATCACTATCTTGAGGAAACCCCTTGAGGGTACAGTAGCTGAGAATACTCTGAAACATGGTTGTGGGGCTTTGAATATTGATGCCACTCGCATTGGGAGTTTAGTCCAAGACACCTCTAAAAATGGACGCTCCCATGAAAGACAAAAAAGCACAGTCTTTCAATCTAACTTTAAAGAAGAATTTGAAGGGAAGACCACCACAGGAAGATGGCCAGCTAACTTTATTCTGACCCATAAAGAAGATTGTGAGTTAAGAGGAACTAAAAAAGTTAAAGGGCATAAAGGCTATCCAAATGGTCCAGGTGGTATTTGGTCTAAAGAGTACCAAGACAAACACCAAAAAGATCGTAGCCTTACAGATGTGAAAACTGTCAAAGACAATGAAGCGTGGGTGGGTCATGCAGATAAAGATGGGAAAGAAACTATATCTGATTGGGCTTGTGTAGAGGGTTGCCCTGTTCAAGAGTTAGACGAACTTTCTCTTGCTAATGGTATGCACAGTGCAGGGTACTCAAAGTCACACAACACTAAACGAATTGAGGGAATGGTGAACTTTGGTGGTGGTGATCTTTTGACCAATGGGGGTCGTTATGGAGATAGTGGAGGAGCTTCTAGGTTTTTTAAACAATTTAAGAAAGAGAATGACCAATGAAAGACATGATTGAATACTTTAAGACAATGATCACACCTCCAGTAGAAGATGCCTGTATTATTGTTGCACACCCACAAGAAATAGATTTCACAAAATATCTAAAAGTGGAGAAACAAGGAGCAGGTTCAGGGGCAATTATTGATATGAAAGAACCTCTTGCTCATGGAGTGATCTTACTGTCAGAACCTACGGATGAACAAAGTAAAGAAATATTTAAAATCTTAAAACCTGGTGGTCATGTGATCCTCATCCCCGAAGACATTGGATATAAGGGAGTTATTTCCCTTGAAGATACAGGGTTTGAAGTAAGAGATGCGATCTTTGTAGGAGATGGGGAGAGCGATTTCTATTACTGCTCGAAAGCAAGTAGGTCTGAAAGAGAAGAGGGGCTACCTCCAAAAGACGAAGGTAGATCCAACACACACCCTACTGTCAAGCCTATAGAAATCATGGGGTGGTGTGCTAGAGATATAAAACCTAACTCTAAAGTAGTAGACCCATTCTTAGGGTCTGGAACTACTGGGATTGCGATGTCTCGTTTAGGGCATGACTTTGTAGGGATTGAATTACAGAAAGAATATGCAAAGATCTGTGAGGCTCGGATTAGACATTGGATGCCTATTGGGACTGAGATAGAGTCTGAAGCTCAAGTAGGTAAAGCAGAACCTAAAAAGGGTGAGCAAGTATCTATATTTGACATCTTTGATTCATAGTTTATTTATTGTGCCTCATTTTTATTTGAGAAAGGAGAGCGTTAATGCTCGCGGAATACATTTGGATAGATGGTGGAAACCCAACAGCTAGAGTTAGATCTAAGACCAAGTACATACACGACACGACACCAACCACCGTTGAGAGATTGCCTCTGTGGAACTTTGATGGTTCATCTACAATGCAAGCGATCGGCAAATCCTCGGACTGTGTATTAAGACCAGTACGAATTGTCAATGACCCCATTAGAGGAGGGGACAATATCTTAGTTCTTTGTGAGGTAGAGACTGTTGATGGCGATAAGCACCCCTCTAATACAAGGTCTAAACTTGTTAAATCTCTTGAGTCTTTTAAAGGTCAAGGAGAATGGGTTGCTTTTGAACAAGAGTATACTCTGTATAAAGGATCAAGACCTCTAGGATTCCCAAGTGAAAGAAGATTCCCAGCAGACCAAGGCCCATATTATTGTGGTGTTGGTGCAGATGAAGTATCTGGTAGACCTCTTGTAGAAAAGCACTTAGATATTTGTCTGCAAGCAGGATTGCCTATTACGGGTATTAATGCAGAAGTCATGCCTGGTCAATGGGAATACCAACTTGGCGGGCCGAACATAGACGCTTTAACAGCGAGTGATCATCTATGGATTTCTAGGTGGCTCTTGTATCGCATTGGTGAGGACTTTGACATCACAGCAACTCTTGACCCTAAGCCTGTCGCTGGAGATTGGAATGGGGCGGGTATGCACACCAACTTCTCAACCAAAACCATGAGACAAGAAGGTGGCATCGAGGAGATCAACCAAGCTGTTGAAAAGATGTCTCACAGGATTCAAGAACACCTTGATCGCTATGGGGCAGGTTATGAGATCAGACTAACAGGTCACCACGAGACTTGTCGTTATGATGAGTTCAAGTGGGGTGTTTCAGATCGTACAGCTTCTGTTCGTATCCCTGTCGAAACGGATAAAAATGGTTGTGGCTATTTTGAAGACCGAAGACCTAACGCTAACGCAGATCCTTATCTTGTATGTGAAGCATTGATAAGAACGATCTCTGAAACTTGGGAGTAAACCATGAAAGTTCGTGTGGAATGGGATTTCTCTCAAACAGAGCTAGAAGATACAGAATACGACAAAGCAGTTGAGCAAGCAGGGCTTCCCCATATCGTCCTTATACCCATAGATGTGGCTTATGAGGATGAAGGTGGGATCTCCGATTGGATCAGTGACAAGTTTGGGTTTACAATCTATGAGTGGTGGGAAGTGTAACCCCTTATTTATGTCATAGTGTAAGGGGCTGAAAACCAACCCCTCAAACTCCCCAAAGGAGAACGCCAAGATGAACCACCTAACCCTCCTCAACACAGTGAGCTACGCAACCGAAGCTCACAAAAATCAGCAACGCAAGAGTGGCGGAGCCTACATCTGCCACCCAATCAGAATGTCGGCCGCACTTGCAAGTGCAGGGGTCAACGACCTACTTCCGCTCCAAATCGCCCTCCTCCACGACACCATCGAGGACACTACGGTGACCTACAACGACCTCCTCACAGAGTTTGGACAGGAGGTCGCAGACGGAGTGGTCGAACTGAGTGATGACAAAGCACTCGACAAAGCCACACGCAAGGCTCTCACCATCACCCACGCCCCACACCTCAGCCGAGCATCCGCTCTAGTGAAGATCGCAGACAACTGCGACAACTGTAACGGGATCATGGGCGACCACCCTCCCAAAGGGTGGAATCAAGAGAGGATCACAGCCTACGGAGAGTGGGCAAGGAAGGTAGCAGAGGGAGCTTACAAAGCTCTTAAGAGCGAGGGGGACAGAGAGATCGCCCGAAACCTCGCACGAGGAAGCAAACTCCCAACCAACCTCGGCTAAAGAGGAGGGGAGAGAAGGTCAAAGCGATAAAACGCAGACTTGACCCCCACCTCTAAGACCCCACCACTACGCACCAACAACTGAGAGAAGTTGTTGGGATCATTTACTACATCATAAGTAGCCAACCCACAGATGTAGAATTCGTACCTTGACTCTCTTATCACGATAATCTGAGGTGTGTTTGAGGAGCTAGGTGTAGGCTTTCTTAACAGTGGGAAATCTCCCATGTTTACTGTCTTGACTCCCACCTCATATCCCGCTGACCTCAAGTCGGGAACATAGTAGTCATTAGAGTTCCCTACAGAAAAGTCAACGAACAACTTACCTATGTGTTGTTCCACAGCACACTCACCACCCCAACCAGTCAGGTATCTTTTAGCCAACGACTTTGGGTCTTTAAAGTATTGACCCCCCTCTTGTCTTTTCTTCTCGATCACTTTCTTAACGAACGACCTTATTTGAGCCTCTTTATCGGTGCTTAGAGAGACTTTTGGGTATGAGTCTAGGTGTTGCCCTACAAAGTGATTGAAGGACGGTTCTATACCCTCTAAGATCTTTGACCTCAATCTTCTTTCACCTTGCAGTTGAGCAGGTATTCTCGCACATAATGTTGAATAGCCCTCACCCAAGACTTAGGTGTCTCTATCTTGTAGTTTGCCCTCATGTATTCATCAACACCTTTAGCTGTCGTAGGCAAACTAAGATCAATAAAACTTGAGTTCATGTGAGGCATCTCTAAAACAAATCGCCTCAAGTTTTGATATTCAAGCCTCAGCATATCCAAACGGTATTCCTCACTTGAAGCACAGGAAAAGTGTGTCGGACACTTTATCATCCCTCCTTTTTTGAGAAAAATGTATCCGTCACCTTTACATTTACAGTCTAACATACTGTTCGTGATTTTCATTACTGTCTTTCGTTTCACAAGAAACCTCCTTTTAATAGTTTCTTTATACAACCACTACTTAAAAAGAGAGGAGATTGTTATGGGAAACTTCTGGGTGAGACCCGATGGGCAGAACACTCTAAAGGGTGTAGAAGATGACCCTACCAATAAACCTGTACTACCTGCGTATCTGATTTTAGAGTTCTTGTCGAACGATAATCAGAAAGCGAGAGATGACTTTTTGAAACTACTTCCAGGAATGGGTGAAGAAGAACAGTATAGGCTACAAGAAATCTATGCTTTCAGCACTAAGCCAAAAGACTATCCTCAGATTATTGAGGACAAGTTTCAAAAGGCTATGACTCCTAGAGTCAACATGGGGAACAATCATCTCCCTAAAACAGTAAACACATCATCTAACCAACGCACTAAACTTAGAGTGAACCAATAGCTACGACCTCTTTTAAAGAGACCGCAATGGAGAATAAAAATGAGAAGACTAGCTTCGGAAATACTTAAAGATTTAGAACTAAGGGTAGCTCACCTTGAAAGTGGCTTTCAAGGTGAGTTGAGGAAATCTATTGAGGTTGTCATCGAAAATACTCCCTCAAATATAAGAATTGATCGAGTAGAGTTTCCCAGAACACAGGAAGAGTTTTTAGAGATAGAGGCAAATAATGTGCCCGTTATTTTTTACAACTGCCCACTTGGAACAAACATGGTCAACCGATTGGAACTGTTCAAGTCTGATTTTAATCCTATGGTAGAGTCTAGGCTTGCAGATAGGAATAAGAAAGACATTGGTGGTTTGCTAGAGATTAGTCTCCAAGACCTCTTAAGATCAAACTTTGAGAGGGGTTCTCGATATGTAGGGAAGCACCGTCTGAATACGAGGGCTTTGAAAAAACTGCTAGGGGTTAATCTTTATGGTAAGGGTCAGATTTTAGAGGGTATGGGAATAAACTCTGCAAATATGTGGTGTGGACCTAAAGGGTGCGTCACCCCCCTCCACCTTGATACAATCAACAACTTAGCATGGAATGTGTACGGGCAAAAGACATGGTTCTTGGTAAGTCCAGAGGATATGTACCACAAGGCTTACTTAGAATCATTCAAAGAGCCTTATGAAGAGGACTATAAGGGTGATTGGACTAGGAACGATAATGGTCGATCTCCTACCTTTTCAAAGATGACAGAGAACCCATTAAAGAGCTTTAATCATTTCCCTATGTCTAGGGGTATAAAGTTCCATAAGGTCGTGTTCAGAGAAAATGAAATGCTGTATCTTCCCGCTTATTGGGGACACTATGTTAATACTGACTCCGACTCTTTAATGATTAACCATTGGTACGATGAGGTGCCTATAATCCTTAGCTCAACAAGAGTGAAAGGCAATTTGTAGTTCGTTTATCGCTTCTCCATAGATGATCTACACAATGGAGAATAAAAAATGGCTACAGAGAAATCACAAGACCCAACACAGCTTGATAAACTACCACTTAAGAGCAAGAAGTTCCTTGCTTATCTGATCGCAGACATCGGGTGGAAAATCCTTATGTTCTATGTGATTTGGGAGTATCAAACTAAGATTGAGCATTATGCGTTTATGGTTCTCGTCACTATGATCGTAACAAGCGGTTTTATACAGATCGGGTATATCTTAGGTCAAGCCGCTCTTGATAAGTACACTACAGTGGCTGTCTCGGCTCTTGAGAGAGATGGGGATAAACCTACCCCACCTAAACCAAAGGCTAAAGAAGAACCCGACCCTAATAGCACAGACCCTAACGAGTTCATGTAATAGTTTATTTATGAGTGATCTTAAGTGATCTCATTAACCTTAACAAAATGGAGAAAACCATGAGAAGATCAGCAACCGAAGTTATTAAAAACCTTGAGCGTAGAATCGCAAGGCTCGAAGGAAATATAAACACTCGAAAGACCGCAAGGGGAGATGTCGCTATCGAGACCGCTTCCGAGCGAGACATACAGAAGGCTTGGCCTAGAGTCACCTATAAAGGCAAAAGCATCCACGCAGACTACAGCAAATGGACTAACTCGGTCGAGAGTTCAGAACTTAGCGAGTATACTGATATTGGTTTGACGGATGATCTGGGTAATTCTCTGGAAGTTGCAGAAGGTGGACAAGAGGTTTATCTTGGATACAACCAAGAAAAAGATTTCTTTGTGATGGGCTTTGATATGAGTTTCTATTCACAAGTAACAGAAGATGAGTGGGATGCTCATGCTGATGCCATGTCCAAATATGAGGACGCAAAGTTTGAAGCGGAGGAATGGAATGAGGATGAGCCTGAGCCTTGGGACTTTGAAGGATATAATGAGGACTTTGAGAATGTCGAAGATCCTCGTCATAATGGTCACAGAGGTTGGGCGGCAGTACTTTTTAGGGTTGAGAATGGTCGGATTAAGACAGAAGACCCTAAGTTCGGTACTAGTCTTTTTTATGAGATGGATGTACACAAGGGACTTAAGCGTAAGTTTAATCTCGTTGACCTTCGATTGGGATAAACCTACCCTCAAACTCTAATAATGTTAGTTATACTCGTTATTAAGTCATCTATTAAAGGTTAAATGACTTACTCCTATATGAGTGAACCTCATATCTAGGAGTAAGAACATGAGTGCTAAATCCTTTGAAGAAGCCGTAAGAACAACTCAACCTGTCATTTATGTAGGAGTTGAGCGTCAAGAGGCTAAGGGCTTCAATAAAGTAGTCCTCATACAAGAGAATAAAGAAGGGCTACAGACAACCGAACACCACATGACAGGTGATGTCTCTGTTCAAATGGTGAATGGTGTCTTAAAGGTTTATGTGAAAAGCTAAAGCAGATCTGCCGCTATGTCAGATGTGTGTAAACTCAGATGTGTTCCTCAAGCATTGCAGGGAGACTCCAGATCTCGTCAGAGATTTTGCCTAACTTACGATCACGAAAGCAGAGTCTTTCCAACTTACTTGCGTCTGCGTGATCCATATCCTCAAGATCAGTTGTGTACACCCGATAAGAGACCTCAGAGACACCCTCATCATCACAGATGCTAAGATCATTATCGTCACAGATCTGTTTGACCCTAGACTCAAACTCATTTTGTAGTTCATCCGCTTCCATAAAATAACGGTGTATGAGAGCATGACTCTCTTCCTCTGACCAAACATCATAAATCCACTCATCAGCATCGAAGTGTCTGTAAGCGTTGCGACTGAGACCAGCCTTCTTACCAGAGGATTTCGTCTTCTTTTCAAGTCTTGCAATTCTCATTTCAAGGTTATTAATGATTTCTGTTGCTGATTTTCTCATAAAGGTACTCCATAGGTTTGAGGTTAATAAGATCACTTAATAACGAGAATAGATAAACTACAAAAGATCTGCGGCAATGTCAGATAGCGTAGATCTCTCTGACTTATGTAAACTCACACACGCAAATAAAGGTTGACCCAACATACGCTCAATCACATACACAAGACCATTAGATTGCTTTGTGAGGTAAGGGTGATCAATCTGATAGGGATCACCTAAGAGAACTACTTTAGTTCCCTCAGCCGCTCTTGTGATGATTGATTTGATTTCATGCTTGGTGAGATTCTGAGCTTCGTCAATAATCATAAAGGCTTGTTTAAGTGAGCGACCCCTAATGGAGTGGATTGGTTGGATCTCTATCTGATTCTTTTCAAGGAAACCTTCTTTAGTACCCATCTCTGCACCCATCGGACCAGCGTCCCACATTGGGTTGATCTGATCTAGGTTGTCAAAAAAGCTCTGCATCCAAGGCTCTAGTTTCTCGGAGAGAGAACCAGGCAAGAACCCGATGCCTTGACCGACATCAACTACAGGTTTAGAGAGTAGGATACGCTGATATGTATGAGCTTGCTCAAGAGCGGCAGCTAATGCAAGGAAGGTTTTGCCAGTACCTGCTTTACCTAAGAGACACACCAACTCAATGTCGGGATCTAAAAGAGCATCAAGAGAGGCTCTTTGTTCAAGATTTCTAGGTTTGGCTTTTTCGGTACGCACTTTGTCTACATTAAAGAGAGATCCCTCTTTGTGTTGGAAAAGATGTTTTTTCTCACCTGGTGCAACAAACCAAACATACTGATTTTCATGGAAATCTTCATCAAACTCATGTGGAAGTCTTACAGCACCTTGCCAATATGACTTAACCAATTGATTCATAAACTTTACATCAGGTACAAAACCTTTTAACCCTATACCAGAGAGGGTGTCCAGACTTGTGTCCGAAGTGTAGTCAGAAGAATTAACCCCCACAGATTCACATATGATGCGTAGGTTGATATCTCTTGAAACGAGAGTCAGATCGTATTCGTCTTTGAGGTGAATAGCAGTTTGTAGAATAAGTAAATCTACATACCTAATCTGATTAGCTCGGTCTAAAGAACTTATGCTGAGTCCTCCTTCGTGTGATACAACTTTAACCTTATCTTCTGTTTGAAGTTTAAGGATAAGATTAGAGGCTTGACGAGCGAGATGTGCTACATGAGATTTCTCTCGTTTGGGTGTGTCTTTGAGAACATCAAGCTCCATGATTACATAGATTGGGATGAGGACTTCGGTATCATCTTCAAAAGAGGTCATAGAGGTAGGATCGTGTATTAACACACTAGTATCTAGCAAAACAGCCTTTGTCATGTGGACTCCATTCTGAGGGTAATTCTCCTCACCCTATAAGCGAAAGGTATCTAAAGAATATGAAGCAGAAACATATCGAAATCCGAAAACAACAATGCTCTCTAATCGCCTCTGCAAGCACCTGTTGTCGGAGAAAAGTAGGTTCTGTGATCGTAGACCCACATTCTAATGTTGTTGTTAGTGAAGGATATAATGGACCACCAAGAGGAAGTAGTGGTGCCTTATGTGGTGGGTCTGACTGTTTGCGTGATCGGTACAAAGTCAAAAGTGGAACTCAAAATGATGTTGGATGCCATCATGCAGAAATCAACGCAATCTTAAATGCCACTCGAAATGGTATGTCTACTATGGGTAAGTGGCTCTTCACCTCATGCGATCCATGTCTTATGTGTGCAAAGGCAATTCATCATGCAGGGATTATAAAGGTATATGCTCCTTTACAAACAGAGGTTCATCAAGAGGGGTTGATGTATTTTAAAAATAATCATGTAGAGACAGAGAGTCTTTAATAGTTTGTTTATGATACTCGATATGTAGTGTCAGCTTTTCATTCAAAGGAGATCCTACATGGACAAAACACAAAGAGAACAACTACTCAAACTCGCTCAGAAAGATCCATCTTTCAAAGCGAAGCTCGTCAACATTCTTAAAACAGAGAAAATCGCTACTGCACTCAACACTGAAGATGCGGCTGCTTTTGCGGCTTGGGCTAAAATGTCAAACCCACAAGGTATGAGTGTAAATGAAGTCATTTCATACCTTACTAGAGCAGGTGTTAAAGTACGCCCTCAAGGTGAGTCAAGAGCACCAAATAAAAAAGGGCCTCTTGAGGTAGGTGAACTTGTAAAAGTTGATCCTTCAAAGTGCATCCACCCCGACAATAAGCGTAATTGTGGTGTGCTTGAGCATACACCAGATAATGAGCAGTATTGTTATGTCGTTGCTCGAATGGAACCAGCAGACCTTCGTGAACTTTGCACTTACCAAATCTCACCAATCGACACTAAGACTGGAAAAGTTGGAAGTAAGAAATTCGAGTTCAAAGCAGTTATGCCAGCAAGAGGTATTGCGGGTCTTACCAAGAAACTTGAAAAATCCGAAGCTAAAGGAGATACCACAGCAGTTGATCGTGTGCTTGGTGAGATGCGTGAAAAAGCTCTTGCACCCCATAATGGACATGGACTTTATCGTGCTTCTTTCAAGGATCTCGCTCACTACAAAAAAGTCATCAGCCAACCAAAAGTAGGTGACTTTGTGATGGTATATGAGCGTGGTGGTAAACTCCCTGTGCCTTCTATTCGTAAACAATACGCAGAGAAATCAAATGTTGATCGTACACGCCAAACTCTCCTTAGTGGAGAATTTGATGATCTTGTAGAAGGTGGTCTTTCAGACTACGCTAAGATTTACTATGAGGGTCAAATGAANGGTGCTGGATATAGTCAAAAGGAGGAGTTCTACTTCCTTATGGACACTGTATCTCAAGGATTCACTAATGCTAATCCGACTGTAGGTACTGTGTACTACATCGCTAAAGCGTCCGATATGCCTTCTGAGAGGGAATGGAAAGATGATCTTCGTGCCCGTCTTAAAGCAGTCGTTGAGGAACACCTCAAAGGAAGCCTCTAAGACTAGCTAGTTTTTAATAATCTATTTATACTCTCTCTTTGTATGATTATTAGAAAGAGAGAGTATTATGACAAAGGCGAACCCTAGAGCAGTAGCTGAACGCTATCTGCTTATAAAGCAAGCTCGTAGGATCACTGCCAGATCAAAGACAGCAGGTAGGGTTAAAACTGCTGGTGAAGTTCGCTTCATTAAAGATCATGGTGATGATTCAAATGCGTGGGCTTGGGGACAACACCCACCTAGCCAACGCATTATGGACTCAAACCATATCTTCAATAAAAAGAGCACGAAGAACATAGCTAAAGTTCTTCGATCTACTTTATCTTCTCTTGGTCATGCGATGAGTGCATACACTACATTCGCTAAGATCAAGTCGAGGGATATTAGCCCCGATGGTAATCTTGGTGGTCGTGGGTATATCATGGAGATTAAAGCGATTCGTAGACAATATATGAATGTTGTAGAAGCTCTCTCTGCTATGTCTGATACACTCTATGATGAGATTACTGCTGACCATTGGAAAGTAGAACAGAGTAAAATGCTCAATCAAGTTATGGAAGAGGTTGAGGATATTAAAGATGACCCAGAAGCATGGGCTGTCGAAGTAGAAGAAGCACCAAAAGACCCAAAAAATGAGGAACTAACTAGAGACTTTAGTTCGCCTCGACCTCGAAAGGATACCTAAAATGAGTAAGAATAAAAGTCATATGCCTAATGGTGGATACACCCTTACTCATGGGTCGAACTATATGATGGATGGATTCCACTTCGACACTGAATATGGTGGAGGACCCCAAGAAAAAGCTCGGCTACCCGAAGCAAAAGGGTTAGCTGATCTTCCAAGTGGAATGATCCCACTTGACAGTTCTGGTGTCTCGATGATTCCCGATGGAGTAGAACATCAAGCAGATCTTAATATGGACGAGATCACTCGTGAAGCAACTCAAGATGTGTCTTTAGTAGATCACTCATGGCTCGCTTCACAGCCAGAACCCGACCTAAGTGGTATGAACGAGATGGAACAGGTTTATAAAGACCTCGCTGACGGACACATGAATAATGAATCTAATAATCAGCTCAAAGTACTTGAAAAGTCATGGGGTCAAACAAGCACTACAGGTCTTGACATTATCCCCAATGAGAATAGACGACACGCTCCATATAGGAATACCTATAGTGATGAGCAATCTAATTTACCTGGTGATGACTATCGTGAAGAGATGGAGCGTAACATCCGTAAGCTCGCTTATGGACACCCTATGAATGTCGTACTCTCTGAGGTAGATGAGTCTCAAGTCCTAGAGGTTAAAATCAAGCTCGCTTCTGAGTACGGTCTACATGGTCGTGTTTATGTTAAAGAAGAACACTTTCCTGGTCTTTTCAATGGTCGGTGGGACGAAGTTATCAACAAGCGTTGTGCTACTGCAATGTATATCATCCCTAAAAACAAAGACTGTGCCTTTGATCGCTTCTTAGGTATGCAAGTCGTTAATGAGATCCCTTGGAAAAAAGCCTCTAAGAATCTACTCCCTAAGTTAGAATCTTATGGCGTTCGTCTTGCATCAGGGTCTGCTAAAACTCGTTTAAAGAAAGCCTTTATTGACCTCCTTGAAGGTAGGGTCGCTCGACAAGACAAATCAGCGACATGGTTTCCGACACAGATCGACCAATCTAGCCTTATCTCTCTTGACCATGCTCGAAGAGAACTAGAGGACGCTAGAGAGGAAAACATCTTCGTTGCTTCATATGAAGATGTTGAGCAATCAAAAATAGATAAAAAACTCAATAGGATCGCAAGTCAACTCGTCAATCAAGGATTTCTTGAGGGTGAGCAGGTAACAGCAGTTGTGGAGTCTAATAGGACAAGCTCAAAGAAGATCGAAAGACTTTATGAGTTAGCGAGTATACCTGTGGACTCTAGCTCTTATGATGGTCAAGGCATAGGTGCTAAAACTCATACCCCACATAAAAGCAAGATCGAAGAGAACTTTAAGACTCGCTCTCAACTGAACCTCGAACAACGACACGCTTCTGCTAAAGATAAAATTGGTCGTATCGTTAAAGCAAGAATGATTACAGCCCAAGAAGCATCTTCGATTTCCTCAAGACAAGAAACACCAGAAGATAAAGTTAAAGCAGTATTCAATCATATCGCTAAAAACATCAAAAACCTAGCTTCTACTTATGAAGGTCAAGGTACTGATGTGAAACTATTGCTCCCTACTAGAAGTGACATTCAGAGCGACTTTAAGACTCGCTCAGAGATCACTATGGAGCAAAGGTTTGCTAGAGCGAAAGATAAGATTGCTCGCATAGTTAAAGCTGGTCTTATTTCAGCTCAAGAGGCGAACACAGTGATCGCCAAACATAAGACACCTGAAGATAAGGTTCGTGCTGTCTTTAATAGTATCGCACACAAGGTAGATGATTACTCTGATTATGAAGGTCATGGTAAGAACGCTTCGTACCATAATATGCGTAAACATCGGACAAACGCAGATGTGTATATACCTCAAAAAGGCGTTCGTGAACTCGCTCATAGACAAAAGATGGCTATGGAGCAGTTGTCGAACCTCGTAACCTCTGGATTGATCACTGTTGAAAAAATACAAGAAGTATCTAAAGGCAAAACACCAGAAGATAAGGTCGCCTCTGTACTAAGGTATATCGCAAAACCTATCGAATCGAAAGATTATGATGGTGTGGTTTCTACGGCACATATCATAACTGCTAGAAACAAACTACCAACCGAGAATGTGAAAGCAACTTCGGTATCTGAGGGCAGGAAGATCGCTTCTAAAGTGGATGTTTACATCTCAAACGGTCTTATCTCAAAAGAAGATGCTAGTCATGCCTTTACCCTTAAAGGTTCTGAAAAGTTCAAAGAGCTTTATCGCCTTGTCGTTAAAGGTGCTTCAGCTAAGAAGTCTGACTTCAAAGGTCAAAAGTTTGAAGCTCACATTGCGAAAAGAGCTTCTGCACCAACCAAGACTGCACATGAAGCACAGTCAGATAAAGTAGCAACATGGCTTCGTCAAAAAATCAGCGAGGGTTCAGCAGGAGAAGAGTTAGATGCCTTACTCCCAGCTCGCTTCTCACAGGACATCTTGAAATCTCATTCTGATCGTATTGCCTCTGTTAGATCTAAACATGAAGGTCTATCGGGTCATGCTTATGTCGATGCTACTGCCTACATGACAAAAGGAACAGACGGATGTGATAAAGGGGCGTTAGTTCATAGGGCTAACCAAATCCCTACTCTTCTCAAGACCTCAAAATGTGGTTCGTGTGTATTCAACACAGATGGGACTTGTCAGAAATATAACAAGCTTATCATCGCTTCAGCAGATGAAATCGTTGAAAGTCCTCAGTCTTATCAACAGGAGATGAT